GTAACAAGTTATTTTCCGAGTCAAATAGCGAGCGATGCAGAAAAAATGTCAATCGAGTATGGTACAACCATCGGTAGGGCTATAGAAAACGAATGGTTTAGTAGCGATAACGGCTTAAATAGGTTTAAAAGTAATCAAAACACTTTTCACAATTTAAGATTATACGCAAGAGGAGAACAGGGAATACAGAAATATAAAGATGAATTATCTATTAATGGCGATTTATCATATTTAAATTTAGATTGGAAGCCAGTGCCAATTATACCAAAGTTTGTTGATATAGTTGTTAATGGTATTTCAGATAGACAATTCGATATAAAAGCATACTCGCAAGATCCATATGGCGTTGAAAAACGTACAAAATATATGGAGGCTATCATAAGAGATATGCAAACAAAAGATTTGAATGAATTTGCTCAAGCTGAATTTGGCGTTAATTTGTTTGAAACAAATCCAGAAACGCTTCCTAAAAATAAAGAAGAGTTAGACCTGCATATGCAACTAAGCTACAAGCAACAAGTTGAGTTAGCGGAAGAGCAAGCTTTAAATGTATTGTTAGATGGTAATAAATACGATTTAATTAAGCGTAGATGTAATTATGATTTAACTACTATAGGTATTGGCGCGGTTAAAAACACGTTCAATAAAGCTGAGGGCGCGAAAGTTGATTATGTTGATCCTGTTAATTTGGTTTGGTCTTACACAGATTCTCCATATTTTGATGATGTATACTATGTTGGCGAAGTAAAATCTGTTCATCTTAATGAACTTAAAAAAGAATTCCCTTGGTTAACTGACGAGGATCTTACGGAAATATCAAGTCAGTCTTATAACAATAATGGTTTTTACGATAGAACTCTTACAAATTATGACCAAGATGATTCTAATACGGTTCAAATTTTGTACTTTAATTACAAAACATTTGCTAATGAAGTTTACAAAGTTAAAGAAACGGCAACAGGCGCAGTTAAGATAATACCTAAAGACGATCAATTTAATCCACCAGAAGAAATTTTAGCGGAATACGGAATTGCAAAATTATCTCAGTCTTTAGAAGTGCTGTATGAAGGAGTTAAGGTATTAGGCGGTAGAATGCTTAAATGGGAATTAGCTACTAATATGATCCGCCCTAAGAGTGATTATACTAAAGTTAAAATGAATTATAGCATTGTTGCTCCAAGAATGTATAAAGGGCGCATAGAGTCTATAGTAAGTAGAATAACTGGATTTGCAGATATGATTCAGTTGACACATTTAAAATTACAACAAGTAATGTCAAGAATGGTGCCAGACGGTGTATATCTTGATGCGGACGGATTAGCTGAAGTTGATTTAGGTAACGGAACAAATTACAATCCGCAAGAAGCTTTAAATATGTTTTTTCAAACAGGTTCTGTAATTGGTAGATCATTTACTCAAGATGGAGATATGAATCCAGGGAAAGTTCCTATTCAAGAAATATCAACAGGAGCAGGGGGTCAAAAAATGCAAAGCTTAATTGCTAACTACAATTATTACCTACAAATGATCCGTGACGTAACCGGATTAAATGAAGCTAGAGACGGAAGCACACCAGATTCTAGAGCATTAGTTGGGGTTCAAAAGTTGGCAGCTGCTAATTCTAATGTAGCTACAAGACACATATTAGATGGAAGTTTATTTTTAACAGCAGACTTGTGTGAAGGGTTATCATTAAGAATATCTGATATACTAGAATATTCTCCAACAAGAGAAGCTTTTATACATAAGATAGGAAATCAAAACGTAGCTGTTCTTGAGGAAATGAGCGACTTGTATCTTTATGATTTTGGAATATTTATTGAATTACAGCCGGATGAAGAAGAAAGAGCAATTTTAGAAAACAATATACAAGCTGCAGTTTCGGCAGGTATGATTGATTTATCCGATGCTATCGATCTCCGTGAGGTTAAAAATCTTAAACTAGCTAATCAATTGCTAAAAATACGAAGAGCTGAAAAGCAACTACGAGATCAGAAAATGCAACAAGAAAATATGCAAGCCCAAGCAGAGGCAAATGCCCAGGCAACACAAGTTGCAGCACAATCAGAAGTGCAGAAACAACAAGCTTTAATACAACAAAAAATATCACTAGAGCAAGCCAAAGCGCAAATAGACCAACAAAAATTAATGCAGGAAGCGGCACTAAAGAAAGAATTAATGCAGCTGGAGTTTGAAATGAACATGCAACTAAAGGGCCTGGAAGTACAGGGCAGAAAGTCTGAGATTAAAGAAAAAGAAGATCGCAAAGACGATCGCTCAAAAATTCAAGCTACACAGCAAAGTGAATTAATAAACCAAAGACAAAACGATTTACCGCCAAAAAATTTCGAATCCAGCGGAAACGATATACTTAACGGTAACTTTAACTTAGGTTCCTTCGAGCCTAGGTAATAATAATAGTAATAATTATATAATATTTTATCATGTCAGAAGAAACACAACAAGAAGCACCTGTGGTTGAAGAAACCCCTGTGCAAGAAACAAAACCTATGTCGTTTGAAGACGGCGTTATTAAGGTTGATTTATCAGAATTAAATAAACCAGCAGAAGATGCCATTCCAGAGCAAGAAACAAATGCAAGCGATGTTCCTGTCGAGCAACCCCAAGACACGCCAAGTGGCGAAGAAGTGGCTGAAGAAGTACGGGAGCCCGTCCAAAATAACGAAGAGCCCGTTCAAGCTGAACAACCCGTTCTTGAAGAAATAACAGAAGAAGAGGTTGAGTTACAAACTGAGGAACTCGCGGAGCAGGTTGAGCAAGCTATAATTGAAGCAGACGCTGGGGTTGAATTACCTGAAAATATTCAAAAGGTAGTTGAGTTTATAAATGAAACAGGAGGATCTCTTGAGGATTATGTTAAGCTTAATACAGATTACGCTTCATTGAATGAAACGCAATTATTAAGAGAGTATTATGAAAACACTAGACCTCATTTAGACAAAGAAGAAATTGACTTTTTAATGGAAGACAATTTTGCATATGACGAAGAGCTAGATGAAGAAAGAGATATACGTAAAAAGAAAATAGCTCACAAAGAGGAGTTAGCAAAGGCTAAAAACCATTTAGATGGTTTAAAGTCTAAATATTACGAAGAAATTAAAGCTGGATCAAAATTAAATCCAGAGCAACAAAAAGCGGTTGAGTTTTTTAACCGTTATACAAAAGAAAACGAACAGGCAACTAAAGTAGCTGAACAGCAAGTATCTACATTTAAAAACAAAACAGAAAAGCTTTTTTCTAATGATTTCAAAGGTTTTGATTTCAACGTTGGAGAAAAGAAGTTTAGGTTTAAAGTAAATAATGTGGATCAGGTTAAAGACACCCAGAGCGACATCAATAATTTGGTCAAGAAGTTCTTGAACGACAAAAATGAAATGAGCGACGCTGCGGGTTATCACAAGTCTTTATTTACAGCTATGAATCCAGACGCAATTGCAAACCACTTTTACGAGCAAGGCAAGGCCGATGCAATGAAAAGTAGTATTGAAAAAGCCAAGAATATTGATATGAGTCCAAGAGGCACTCATGAAAAAGTCAGTATGCCGGGCGGTTTTACGGTTAAGTCAATTAAATCTTCTAGTTCGCCTAAGTTTGGAATTAAAAGAAAATAAAACAACAACTTAAAACTTAAAAATTATGGCCGCAGCAGGTTCATTTACGGGTAGCGCAGGCGCATTAGCGCACTTAACGCCACGCCCAACACAAACATTATTTAACGATAACTATCTAACTCTTGCAGATTTAGATTTTACACAACAGTTCTTGCCAGAAGTATATGAGAAAGAAGTAGAGCGTTACGGAAACCGTACGATCTCTGGATTTTTACGTATGGTAGGAGCAGAAATGCCTATGGCTTCTGACCAAGTAGTATGGTCTGAGCAAGGAAGACTACACATTGCATATGACCCAGTAGTAACAACTACAACTACAGTAACAATTCCAGCAGGCGCAGGAGGGGTTAACCAAAACGTTATTGGCCCAGGAGCTACGATTGTAGTTGCTTCAGCTGACGGATTAGTTGTAGAAAAAGCTTATGTTCAAGCGGTAGCTGCCCCAGTAGCAGGTGCTGTAGAATTAACAGTAGTAGGTTATGCCGCTGCAACTATCACTGCTCACGATGCTGGTAAAGTATTTGTATACGGTTCTGAATATGCGAAAGGAACTTCTAACGCAGGTACTTCTGTTGACGCAGCTTTCGAGCAGTTTAACAACAAGCCAATTATCCTTAGAGATAAATACAACGTAAGCGGTTCTGATGCTGCTCAAATTGGATGGGTTGAAGTTACTACTGAAGCTGGAACATCTGGTTACTTATGGTACTTAAAATCTGAACACGAAGCACGTATTCGTTTTGAAGATCAATTAGAAATGTCTATGATTGAAGCTGAAAAAGCAGCTACGGCAATTACTCCAGCAGCTGGATTAGGTGGCGGTACTGAGCTTACAGGTTCTGATGGACTTTTTGCTGCTCTTGAAAACAGAGGTCTTGTTTACACAGACTCTAACTTTGGAGCTGCAGGTGGATTAGAAGATTTCGATGCTATCCTACAGGAACTTGACAAGCAGGGTGCAATTGAAGAAAACATGCTTTTCTTAGATCGTGCAACTTCTTTAGGTATTGACAATATGCTAGCGCAACAAAATTCTTATGGAGCTGGAGGTACATCTTACGGTGTATTTGATAACTCTGAAGATATGGCGTTAAACTTAGGGTTTAGTGGATTCCGCAGAGGATCTTACGACTTCTATAAGACAGATTGGAAATACTTAAACGATGCTACCACTCGTGGATTAGTTGGAGATGTTGAGGGCGTTATTGTGCCAGCAGGAACTTCTACAGTTTACGACCAGCAATTGGGAAAAAATATTTCACGACCATTCTTACACATTCGTTATAGAGCTTCTGAAGCTGACGATCGTAAAATGAAGTCTTGGATTACTGGATCCGTTGGTGGAAACTACACAAGCGACGAAGATGCAATGAACGTTCATTTCTTATCAGAAAGATGTTTATGTGTACAAGGCGCTAACAACTTTGTATTGTTGAAAAAAGCAACAGCATAGTGAATTAATGTAATTGTTACCCTCGTTGTAATGACGGGGGTAATTATTACTTTTATCAATTATTTAATTATATTATATCATGGCTAAAAAAGCTACAGCAGAAACTGTTGAGGTTGCACCTCAGGAAACAGCGGTTAAAACCGCACCAGTTCAAAAAACACCAGTTAAACCAGTGTTTGAATTTAAAGATAGAACTTATTATATTGCTACAGGAAAATCACCTTTAGTGTATACCATCCCTTCGAAACACAGTCAGCGAAAGCCTTTATTGTATTTTGACAAAGATTTAGGTTATGCACGTGAACTCCGTTATGCTACTAACCAGCGAACCCCGCTTGTTGATGAGCAAAAAGGGGAAGTAACATTAGGTAGAATTGTTTTTAGAAACGGGACATTGACCGTAAGAAAAGAAGACGTTGCTTTACAAAAGTTATTATCTATATATCATCCTTTTAAAGATAGGGTATATAAAGAATTAGATCCAGTACAAGATTCTGTTAATGAATTAGATTGGATTGAATACGAATTAGAAGCTTTGACAGCTGCTAAAAGTATGGATATTGATTACGCGGAAGCGATATTAAGATCTGAGTTTGGAGAAAAAGTTACAACATTATCTTCAAGTGAATTAAAAAGAGATTTGATGATCTTTGCAAAAAGAAATCCTATCTTATTTATGGAATTAGCTAGCGACGATTCCGTTGAGCTAAGAAACACAGGGGCTAAAGCCGTTGAAGCCGGTATATTAAAACTTTCTGGAGATCAACGTACGTTTACATACGGCGAAGGAAACAGAAAATTAATGACAGTTCCTTTTGATGAGCATCCTTATTCTGCATTGGCATCTTTCTTTAAGACTGATGACGGAATGGAAGTTTACAAAACAATTTTAAAAAGACTTAAATAAGTCACTAATTATAGTAGCTAGGCCGCTATAAAGGTGGCCTAATTACTATAAATAATAAAAAAATACATTATGGCTGTAAGCGTAGATACTGTTTATCAAAGAGTATTGGCAATACTTAATAAAGAACAAAGAGGGTATGTAACCCCTCAAGAGTTTAATTTGTTTGCTAATCAAGCGCAGAAAGACTTGTTTGAACAATACTTTTACGATATAAACCAATTCGGTCGAGTTCCAGGTAATGACACTGAGTATTCAGATATGCTTACATTGCTTAATGAAAAAATTAATATATTCGAAGCGACTGCTCAACCAACCCGCCCAGGGCTTTTCTTTGTTCCCTCAGCGGATCAATATAGATTAGGAACAGTAATATATAAAAACACTACAACAAATTCTTTCGGTGTATCTACTACGGAGAATATAGAAGCAGAACGAATAAATGCAAATGAATTTTTGTACATAAACGCTTCCCCCTTAACAAAACCTAAAAATATTAGACCTGCATTCGTTTCAAACTCAAACGGAATCAGAGTGTACGGTGATTCTGAAATTACAGATGTAACTGAAGTTGAATTTAATTATATAAAGAAACCAGTTAAAGTAGAATGGAAGTACCAAATGGTATTTGGTGAAGCTTTATACGATTCAACTGAATCTGTAAACTTTGAATTGCACCCTTCAGAAGAAACGGAGCTTGTGATTAAAATACTAGAATTAGCAGGCTTATTAATAAAAGATATTAATTTGTATCAGGTTATGAACCAAGAAGAGCAGGAAACAATCCAACAAGAAAAAGCGTAACACATGGGACTTATAAATCAAACAGACGAACAATACTACTTAGGTCCTGATGGCATTTGGAATAACTGGGATGAAAATTATGGTAACTACCAATTCACTAGTATAAAAGATATTATAAATAATTTTATTATATCCTACGTAGGTGAAGAGAAAATAATATCTAAAGCAAAAAGAACAGATGTTGCATTCCATGCTCAGCGAGGAATTCAAGAATTTAGCTTTGATATATTACCTTCTGTTAAAACGGCTGAAATTGAAATAGGACCCACCTTAAACTTTGTTTTGCCTAAAGACTACGTAAACTATGTAAAGCTAACTTGGGTTGACCAGAAAGGCATAGAACGCGTTATATACCCAGCTATTAAGACTAGCAATCCGTTTCCAATATTACAAGACGACCAATATCAATACCTTTTTGACGAACAAAACCAAGAGATACTATCCGCTAATGAGTCTGAAACAAGAAAGCGTTTTCAATCAGCTTCTCTTAATAGGCAACATAACTTAGATAACGTTAATAACTCGGATGTTTTACGTGCTAATCATTTTGGTAGAAGATATGGTATATCTCCAGAGCAAGCCCAAACAAACGGTGTATTTTATATAGATCAATTACAGGGCGTAATATTTTTTGACTCTTCATTTGTAGGAAGAATTGTTACATTAAAATACATATCAGATGGCTTAGGTACTGATGAGGAAATGATGGTTCATAAATTTGCTGAGGAGGCTTTATATAAATATATAGCTTATGCTATTTTATCAACAAGAGCCAATACCCCTGAGTACTTAGTATCCAGATTTAAAAGAGAAAGGTCAGCAGCTAAGCGGAATGCAAAAATTAGATTATCAAATATTAAAATTGAGGAGATTACACAGGTTATGCGTAATAAGTCCAAAATAATTAAACACTAATATATGGCAGAGTTTGTACGCACATTTGTAAAAGGCAAAATGAACCAAGACCTTGACGAAAGATTAGTGCCTAATGGCGAATATAGAGATGCTTTAAATATTAACGTGTCCAATTCAGAAGGTAGTGACGTTGGGGCTATTGAAAACGTAAAAGGGAATTTAGAATTAAAATATGAATCCTTTAACGAATCTACAGGCTTGTATACTGAATGGTCAGCTGGCTATATAAGTGATTCAATGCCTAACTCCACTTGTATAGGTTCTATAGCAGATAATGTTAGCGAAAAAATATACTGGTTTATAGCCTCAAATAACATAAGCGCAATTGCTGAATATGACAAGAATAGCGACTTAATAAGACCTATTTTAGTTGACACCCAGGGTATACTCAATTTCTCTAAAGACTATTTAATAACAGGCATAAATATCATAGAGGATTTACTTTTTTGGACCGACAACCAAAAAGAACCTAAGGTATTAAATATAAAAAGTTGGATAAATTCTACAGCAAATTTTGCTACTCATTCGGTTATATATGGCCGAGATTTTATTGAAAGAGATATAGTAGTAATTAAGCCCGCCCCTTTAAATCAGCCTCAGTTAACTTTAAGCACTGATTTAGGTGCTGGATCTACTTCAACTAACGCAATATATAATTTTACAGACGGGGTAGCTCCCAACGGGTCTATAGGCGCGGCAATACCTATTGGCACCTCTGTTTCTATAAATTTAAGTTCTCCTATAAATGTGGAGCCGGGTGAAACTTTGAATTTCAAATGTGATACCCCTAGTAGCGAAGGGTATGAACCTGTGGATGACGAAGGAAACCCCGATGTTTACCTTTTTAGTATTAGCGTAGTATCTATGGATTTAGGCGGCACCCTACTTAATGGTGTTTTACAAAGCGGAACTGCTGAGCTAATTTCAGGTTCATTCGATTATGAAGTGGAGGCTACAGGTGAAAAAAATCTTTTTGAGTTAACGCTGCCGCGATTTGCATATAGATATAAATATGAAAATAATCAATATTCCCCTTTTTCTCCTTTCTCTGAAGTAGCATTTTTACCTGGCGAATTTGACTATACTGCCGCAAATGGCTATAATTCAGGAATGATTAACTCTGTTAAAAGAATTGTACTAGGAGGCTTTGATTCTCCTTTGCCAGCTGATGTTGTAGAGTTGGATATATTATATAAGCAAGACAATGCTCTTCCTGTGTATAAAGTGGATACCTTATCTCCTAGTGATCTTGAGATAAATTACGTAGAATATGAAATAACAAATAACAGCGCTAATACTGTAGCTTTTGCTTTTACTAACACGAAAAAAAATGAGCAAGAACTATCTGTTTTTTCTACGCAGACAATAACTTTAATAGCAGCGGAAGGTTCTTTATCTCCTGCTTCCTCAACAGATGTTGTTATAACTAGCACTAATTTAGGCACAGTTTTTGAAGTAGTAAGCGAGCTTATATATTCGCTTCTACCTTCGAACCAAATATTAAGACCCTGGGATAATGTGCCACGGAAAGCAAAGGCTCAAGAAGCTATATCTAATAGAATAATATACGGTAATTATCTTCAAAACTATAATGCGGAACCATTTTTAAAATTTGACAGCTCAAGTACACTGGTTAGTCAAACCCCTGTCGGATTAGTTAATTCCCCAAACAAGTCTATTAAATCTTTAAGAACTTATCAATTAGGTGTTGTTTTTAAAGATACATACGGTAGAGAAACCCCCGTTTTTACGGATCCCTCTGGAGTTTTGTCATTACAGGCTGACGTTTCTGACACTGCCAACACTTTAAAATTAAAAATTGAATCACCGAGCCCTAAGAACCCAGATGGTTCTGAAATGTTTGATAGCTTTAAAATTTTCATAAAAGACCCTGCTGCTGAATATTATAATATAATTGCAGACCGACTATACCAGTCTGAAGATGGCGAGAGTGTTTGGATTTCTGTTCCTTCAGCGGAAACAAACAAGGTTGCAGAAGGAGATTTTATCATTTTAAAGAAAAAAGATGGGGCTCCTGTAGCGGTAAAAGATTATCCTAACAATAAATTTAAAATTTTATCAAAAAAAAATGAAGCGCCAGCTGAACTTGTTAAAAAGAATCAAGCTATATATCAAACTAATTACACGTTTGATCAGCAGTTTGGTTCAGGTAATGTTCAAGAGACGCGGCAACCAGGAGCTACTCCAGTTGCTGGCTACAGTGTTTTCTTAATTGAAGGAAGCGTCGGTAGCAGTGGGGTAACTACTGCAGAGCTGGAATACTGGGTTACGGGTAATAAAATACGTTTTACAGATGGCATCAGTAAAAGTCAATATTATGAAATATCTCAAGTAGAGCAAGATCCAGCAGGAGCTAACGAACTTAGGGTTTCAATATCTACACCTTTTACAACAGATATAGATTTTTTATATGAAGATCCTTCTGACCCGGCTTCTTTACTGGTATCGCCTGAAGCTAATACTATAGAGATTTCAGATGAAGTTGAGACTTTAGGTAAAGGTCAATTTGAAGGAAGATTTTTTATAAGACTACAAAAAACACCTACATTGATGGACAACTTCGTGTCTGATGAAGAGTTAATACCTTTAGAGACAACTGTAGTGGGCAGAAGTTACGACGTTGATCGATACACAATTTTTTCAGGAGGTGGAGGGCCTCTTCAAAACGAATCGGGAACGCAAATTGGCTCTGGAACTAGATTAGATTTTAATACTAGTAAGGTATATGGAGGCCTTAATTCTGGCCACCCTAACAATAGCGGTAACTTTGGAAGTATCTGGAATATTCCATATCAGCCTGGGGAGTATTGGGATTTTGTTTTTGAAAGAAAATTAACAGGTCGAGGCTCTGCTAACTTTCAAAAAGCCTATAAGACAGGTGCTAAAATAAGATTTTCTACGCATCCAGATTCAGTTTATGAAATAAAGTATCTTCACCAGTTTACTCAAACCAGCGGCTCTTCTTACATAAGATATTATACTAGACTAGATAGACCACTAGAGGCCTCAATATCTCCTTGGCAAATATTTAGAGCTTCTCAGGATAATGGCAACGGCCCGGTTTTTGTGAATGGTAATCAAGTTTTTGTAGGAGCTAGTGGTTTTCCTCCACTTGTAGCACCTAATACAGATGCTTTTGTAACTATTGACGTATTGAAACCAGCGGACGTTGTAGAGATTTCATCCTCTGAGCCTGCTATTTTTGAAACAGAACCAACTGAAAGAGCTGACTTGGATATTTATTACGAAATTTCCGACGCTTTACCAATTTCCGGGTTTAACAATCAATATGATAGCCCATGGTTTAATTGCTATTCTTTTGGAAATGGCGTTGAGTCAAATAGAATTAGAGATGATTTTAATGCACCTTATATAAATACGGGTACTAAAGCTAATGCGGTTTTAGATACGCCTTATAAAGAAGAAAACTTAACAAATACTTTAATATTTTCAGGCATATTTAACACTACATCTGGTATAAATGATTTGAATCAATTTATTCAAGGTGAACCAATAACTAAAACTTTAGACCCTCAAAGCGGGCCTGTTCAAAAATTATTTGCAAGAGAAACAGATTTATTAGCTTTTTGTGAAGATAAAGTTGTTAAAATTTTAGCAGACAAAGATGCTATATATAATGCTAACGGCAATCAACAATTAACTGCTTCAACAAACGTATTAGGTCAAGCAATTATACCTGCTTCATTTGGTATGTTCGGGATTGGTCAAAATCCAGAGTCTTTTGCTAATTACGCATATAGAGTATATTTTACCGACAACTCTAAAGGCAAGGTTCTTAGATTATCTAATGATGGAGTAACTGAAATTAGTAATTACGGAATGGACGATTTTTTCCAAGACAATTTACCGTTAAATAATAATATTTTTGGATTTTACGACAATAGCACAGGTACTTATAATTTAACTTTGTCTAAGCAAGCTCCTCAGTGGTCTGATAAATTTGGAAACTTTGTTACAATTTCTTTTGACGAATCCTCCAACGGATGGTCCAGCCGAAAATCATATACACCTGAAAATGGTATATCAATTGACACAAAGTTGTATTCTTTTAAAAACGGCTTAATATATGAGCATGGCAAAAACCCTTTGTATAATAACTTTTACGGTATTCAATATGATAGCTCTCTAACTTTTGTTTTTAATGAAGAATTTAATTTAGTAAAAGGTTTTAAAACTATTAATTATACAGGCAGCAAATCAAGAGAAAATGTATACAGCATTAACTCTCCGGGCTATGTAGGTATTGATTATTCTTTAGCTCAAGTTGAAGCTATAAAGTCAAATGGAGGGCCAACCCCCAATGGAGTAACAACTAATCCTGGATGGTGGGTATACAATGCAGAAACTAATTTAGAAAAAGGCTCAATACCTGAGTTTTTAAATAAAGAAGGTAAATACTTTAATTACATAAAAGGCAAAAATACTACTCTTGATAATATTAGTACAAACGATTTTTCAGTACAGGGAATAGGTAGAGCCACTTCTATAGAGGGGCCTGGTGTAAGCTTATTTAACGTAAGAGTCTTTGGCGACCCTAGCTGTGCAGTGTATATACAACCACCTACCGCGGATATTAAAGCATATACGGTACAAGAAGATTGCACTTCGTGTGCTTCCTTAATATTGACAGGAACTGATCCTCAAGGGTTATCCTTAACATTCGAGGTAGTAAGCGACGATGTTATTAACGGCGCTTTAAGTAGCATAGTAAATGACCAGATTACTTTTACGCCTAATGTTTTAAACTATAACGGCAGCGGCGGAAGTTTTACATATAGAGCATTTAACGGGACTAGATATAGTGAGCCTGCTTTAGTTACAGTAGAAATTGCAAAAGTAGTAGAGCCGCCAAATATAGATGAGAGCTTATTGCCTCCAGGCCCTTTTACAGAAGGCGACCCATATAACTGGCTAAATATAACAGCAACAGATCCCGATCATAATCCAGCAACGGATTTAGTATGGTCTTCAGGCGATTTACCTTTAGAGTTAACATTAACAACTACAGGAGAAGGCTTTACAGGAGTAGCTAGCATAACAGGCACAGTGCCAATTGGGGACACAACGTATACATTAAGAGTTACTGATCCCGATAATGCTTTTGATGAGGTAGTTGTAAATATAGAACCAGATGCTGTTCCAGATTGCCCAGACAAAACATTTGTATTGCAAGTATGTAATGAAAATGCATCAAGGGATGATAATTTTGATGTATTTTTAAATGGAACATATATAGGTGCACTTGACTTGGATCAGGACGCTCAAATTGGCTCTGTGTTTATTGGAGATACTAATACAAATGTACAAATAGGTAGTGCAGACTTTGCTTGCCCATTGGCTGGTATGGTAACATATCATTTTGACCCGTCTATTTTGTTGGGCGGTACAAATACAATATTTCTGCAAAATACGCAAAACAACGGCAATGGAAATTATGGAACTTTTGAAGTTAGGAATTATGAATCTTCTGACAAACTCCCAAATACTTTAGTAAACCCATGCACTATCACAAACACCGTCTTTGACCCTGCTGGAGGACAAGACCAAGCTATAACCTTCGAATATTTAGAATGTTGTGGACCATCGTAATAATTAATATATGACTACACAATTTGAAAATTTTACAGTAACAGAGGTTAATTGGCAAATAATAACTGGGGATGAAATTCCCAATACAGTATTAACCTTAACCCCAGATGCAGGATATTTTTTAGATGCAAATAATTTTTCAGCAACTATAAATAGCCCAGTGTCTAACATATACTTTACGCAATCAGGAAATAACGTTTTAATGACAGTTGAATTTGACTCAACCCCTGTTGTGGAGGATTTATCTATCCCTATATGCATGAACGGCTACTCAGGTTTAATTGTTTTTACTCTACAAGTAAATTACGATTACAGTCTGCTAAACGCGTCCGCTAGCTTACCGCCTGCGGTAATAACTAAGCAAGGGCTTTACAATACCACTTCTAGTGTATTTACAAATGCTACTTTTGAAGCTGATGATGGCTTTTATTTTTTGAACACTCCAACTTGTGTGGTGTCTAATGGCGATATTAGCAACTACGCTTTGACTAATAGTAAAACATTTGATTCTAATAATAACTTAATTAGTATATCTTTTACAGCGCAATACACTTTTCCAGCTATTAATGTATATGGCGATGAAATATTAATAAATGCTTCTGCTGTAGCTTTACCTACGGGAGCTCCTGTAAAAATACGATCATATTCTTTTTTAAATAGTGAATTTAGCTCAGATGGGGAAACCCGAAGGTTTATTGCATTTGGTACGCAAGGAGCAAACTGGACTTTAACAATTAACAACGGAGCAACGCCAAGCACATATAGCAGTGTGATACCTTCTGGTGGACAAGATTTTTTAGACGTGCTTATACCTCCTAATTTTGCGGTAGATTATACATTTACATTAACAGGAGACTTAATAAGCCCTTTCCCTCAACAAAACCCTTTCACAATATCTCAAGCAGGAGCTATTCCTGTTTTACAAACATCAGAAGTAACAGACATCACTGAGTTCACTGCTGTATCAGGCGGTTATAATATTTTAGATTATAATAGCCCTATAACACAGAAAGGAGTAGAGTGGAGCACAACTAATACTTTTGATACCATCCTTGGGTCAACAAACGAGGGCACTGGAAGTGGTGATTTTGTTAGTAATATTACAGGATTAGAAAGCAATACAATTTATTACGTTAGAGCTTATGCAATTAATTCGATTGGAACTGGCTATGGCGAAGCTATTGAGTTTTTAACCATTGAGACTATTCTTTGTGGGGCAACTCAAACACCCGGTGGATCAGGAATAGAAGATATTAGTATTGCATTAAACCCTTCAGGAGGATTGGTAGCTTTCCTTGTTGAGGGAAATTTAAGTTATCCAGATAAATTTGAAATATTCCATGGAGCTGCAGACCCCACTTTCGGAACCACTATAATAGCTAATAAGAAAGCAACATCAGGTTCAACCACTGATGGGAATTCTGGGCCATTTGATGACGTCTATGGTACATCTAACTCAGATCCTTTACCTCCTGGTGTTAGCGCGCCAGACACTGGTGATGCAAATCCAAACGGAGGAGTTTTCCCAACTGAAGCCCAAGCTGATGCAGTACCTCAGTTCATAGCCGCGGACACCAACCCGCCTACGAGACAAGCAGAATTTCTAACAGAAACCCAGTATACAGTGCTAAGTATGAGCGTTGGAGGCACGGATTATCAACAGATAGTTTGGTGGGTGTATGATTCAGCAGATTATGCCGTAAGCAGTACTGCTATACTTAGAGTTACGGCGCCTCACGACGTCAGCACGCAGTGGACAGTACTTAGGCTATGCTGCCCAGATGCTAACTGCACACAGGAAGACCCAACTTAAAAAATAAAAGTAAACTATGGACGAAATAACACTAGAATTTCCTATGCCACTCAATGTTTCAGTACAAATTGGAGACACAGCTTATTACACAAATGACCCTAACGGCAGGAGCATTGTGCAAATAGGTATTATAACAGATATAGGAGCAAACACTATTACGGCTCAAATACCCAATAGTACTATTAGGCCTACTTCAACTTCTTTTATTTTATTTAGTAAAACCAATTTAGCAAACGCAGGAGGGTTAAAGGGTTACTATATGGAAACAACTTTAAAAAATGATTCTAATGAAAAGATTGAATTATTTTCTGTAGGCTCAGAGATATTTGAGAGCAGTAAATAATGCGTAATAATAAAACTATAAAAAAATAATATAATGGTAGGACAAGTTATAGGCGGTTTAACCGGCATAGCGTCTGGAATAATCGGATCCAAGAAAAGAAAACGAGAGCAAAGAGCCGCTCAGGCTGAATTTGATAAAAGAAAATCACAGTATGAGGGTTTAGACACGTCTAATGTGTATGAAAACATGGAAAATACCATGGAAGACCTTACGGTTAATCAGCAGCAAGCGAAATTTCAAGCGGAACAATCTCAACAAGGATTAGCAAATATAATGGGAGGCATGCAAGGGTCCGCGGGGGGTTCTGGCATTGCGGCCTTAGCTCAATCGCTAGCAGGGCAGCAGCAAAATCAGATTAGACAGGCATCTATAGATATAGGTAAACAAGAGCAGGCAAATCAAATGGCAGAAAGACAGCAAGCCGGAAACCTCCAGTTATATGAAGCAAAAGGAGAGCTGATATCCAGGGACGCTGAACAAGAAAAAGTTGAAACATTAATGGGTATGTCCCAGCAAAGGCTAGGTGCAGCCAACAAGGCTAGACAAGACGCTACAAATGCCATAGTAGGTGGCGTTGGAAGTTTAGCTGGAGCAGCAGCAAGCTTTATTCCAGGAGAAAGCACACTAGGTAAGGTGCTCGGGAATAAATAAAAAATATAAATTATGAATCAACAATTAGTTAAAGGAGAAGCTCTTGTAAGACAAAGCTCTCAGCCAACCTGGAATCAGGCAATGACAACGGGGCTGAACAATAGTTTAAGTGAGCTTTATAAAAGAAACGCTATAAAAAAAGCAGAAAGGCAAGCGGCAAACGCTAGAGTTTCTGGCTATATAAACCAGTTAAATTCTGATATTGATTTAACAAATTTGACCGACGGTCAACAAAAAGCTGTTACAAACTATTTAGTTGAAGAAAGAAATAAATACGCTGAATCAGCAAGGCAAATAGCTAAAATTGAGGATACAGCATCTGAAGAGTATTTAAATCTTAGAGATCAAATGAATGGTATTCAAAGATCATTTGGAAACCTAGCTAATCAACTTAATGGTTATAAAGAAGATAAAATTTCTTACTTAAAAGATTTTGATGATAATAGAGTTTCAGATGGAAACGAAATTGGATCGCTAAGTAAAGCTTCAAGAATTTATACAAACGAAGGATCAATGGGTATTGGGCCTGGGGGCCAGGTTACTTTTTGGGATGACGACAAATTAAAGTATGAAAACTATTCTACTATACAGAAACCATTCTTAAAAGACTTTGTTGCCGCTGATTCTATATTACAGCTTAACGAATCTGTGTATAATGCAGGGCAATCTTTATCGGGAGCTAGACAAAACATGGTGCGCAATAAGTTAAAAAACATGATAAACTCTGGAGGGCGAGATACCTTGTTGTCACTGGCTTCAGACGATTTCTTAATCGAGGGAGGTTTAAATTTACAAGATCCATCTTTATTTGAACCTGAAAACCAAGAGCTGCTTAGCGAGATGGTTTTAGATAGTTATATGGATGCAATAACTAATACTGCTTCACAAGGAGCTAATGATAAACGACCAGCCACTGGAAAGGGGCGCGGTGGCTTTGGAGGTGCTTTAAAGGATGAAATATCAATAGCAGAAGCTCCTGATGGCGTAGTAAACGATGCTCTCAATTTTTCTACACTCAGCGCAAACGTACCTGCAAACCAGCGCGAACAAAAAAGTAAAATACTTGTTAATGAAATTAACAAAATAGACACCTCTACAAATGCGAAATATATGACTCGTGGAGAGCTTTATCAGCAGTATCTTACAGTAAATAAACTTGATGATAGCAAGGAAGACAGGGAGCGCTTTAAGAGCGAATTTGGCATGTCTCAGCTATATTCTTACAACCCTAAATCTTTATCATTATCTGAAGTTAAAAAAGTTCCTATAAACACAGACAACCCTAAGGACTTGTATAAGTTTTACTTAGACAATCTTAAGTTAAGTCCAAAAGCTAGAAATCACTTCTATAGCAATTACGGCAATTACACACAAAATACTACAACAGATTCCTCTACAGGCGGAGGATCATTAGATAATCTTTAATTAAATGGAAAAATTATTTAACTCACTTTCTGAGCAAGGTAAATATACTAAGTCTTTTGAAGATTTCCAAACACAGTTTGGATCTACAGAGGGTCAAGAAAAACTATACGGTGCATTAAAAGGCTCTGGCGATTATACAAAATCATTCAGTGACTTTAGTAATCAATTCTTTAGTGGTGATCCAGTAAAGACAAACGACTCTGCAAGCGCGGATCCAGCTGTGGAGTCAAGCCAAAAAGATACGGGATCCAAATCGGAAGAACGTTTATCGGCTTGGCAATCGATTAAAAATTCTTTTTCTAATTTAGGCGAGCAATTATCAGATGTAGGGGAGTTTTGGTTTACCAACGAAGGAGCAAATTCTTCTTTAGATATAGCTACTAATACAGTTTACGCTTCTCTATTTGGGCAAGACGAGGTCGATGCCTACGTAGAAAGGAATAAAGATAACGAATGGCTTACTGAAGGTATTGGCAGTAAGGCGACTTTTGAAGCTATAAAAGCTTATGAAAAAGAGAAGGGTGAGACAAAGCAGACTTTAGGCATAATTGAAAGCGTTAAGGAGGGTGATATTGGTGGAGTATTTGCGGGCGCGGTAAATGCTGTAACAGGTATGTTAGGTAGCATTGGATATGGAGCTGGTACCTTAGGCTCGGGGTTTTTTATGGATTATGTTGCTGAAAATTATGTAGAATTCAACAAGCTTAAAGCGGAAAATTTAGGGGTAAGCTTTAACGATTTAGTTTTAAGCGGGGAAGCTGACAATGCCATACCTATTGGCATGGGTACTGTGTCTACTGCTCTAGAATACATTGGGCTGGGCACTGTTTTAAAAGGAGCAAAAGGAGCTGTTAAAGGAACGGGTACCACAGGTATTTTAGGCATGGGTAGCAAGTATTTAGCTGAAAAGCTTATATACAATACTGGGGCTAGAAACACTATGAGAATGCTTTCTACAGGGGCAACTGAATTTACAACAGAAATATTACAGCATGCAGCAGACCAAGTTAATTTAGAATTAGGTAGTGTAGCTGGTACTGAAAATGAATCAGAAGTTTTTAAAACAATTATTGATGCTGTTACAAGTCAAGAAGGCTTAGAAGCAGGCCTTCAAGGATTTATTGGTGGTGGTGGAATGGTAGCAGGTACATATTCTGCTAAAAGCATGAACACTATAAGAAGTGTTGTTGATGGAGACAAGATTGATAAAGATATTAATCAATTAGCACAGCTGAGAAAACAGTTTAACACATCTACCGATAAAAGTGTTCAAGAGGGAATACAAATTAAAATAAACGAAAAAGAGTCTGAAATAGCGGATGCGGTAAGAAAAGGTAACGATATATATAACAACCTTACTGATGAGCAAATAAGCGAAATAGAAAGCTTAACTGATTTAGCCGACGCGGCTGCATATAAAGTAACAGATCTAAATAAAAAATTAAGAAGAGGTGAAATATCGCAGTCACAGTATGAAGCGGCTTCTTCTGGTTTCCAAGCTGAATACGATAAAGCTAGAAAAGGCTTAATCGATATGGAGCTGAAAAAAAATATTAAAACTGCAGAAGCTATTGCTGAAGAAAAAGGGTTAGAATTAGACGTTAAAACCACAGCAGAAGTAGAAGCTTTAATTAATAGCGATAAAATAAGTCCTGAAAATAGAGAAGCTTACTATAAAGAAAGGAAAGAAGGAAAAGATATATCTGCTTTTGTAATTGGTAATAAATTAGTCATAGATAAAGAAATTGCTAGAAAAACAGGATCTATCAATGCAGGTATGCACGAAGTTTTACACCCGGTGCTTAATAAATTAGTGGGTAACGCTAAAGAGCAAGGTAAAATTGTTAAGCAATTTAGAAGAGCCATGACATCGTCTCAAAGAAGGTTTGTTGATGCTGAGATGAAAAAAAGAGGGTATACAGGTAAAGCATACAATACAGAGTATGTTACCGTGTTTTCTGATGCCTTGCGTAAAAAACAAATTAACTACGATAAAACAACATTTGAAAAAATAGGAGACGCTATAGTAAATGTTTTTAAACCAGTAGGCTATACTAATATAAGCTTTGAGTCCGGTAAAGATGTATATAATTTTATTAAAGAATTTGACCAAAGTGCCGAACAAGGTAAATTAACATCAAAAGCAGCAGCAGCTCTTAAAGATGTTGACTTAAGCGATGCTGGGTTACAAGACGGAATTGAATTTTCTAAGACTGTAGAAGAGGCTGAGCTTGATTATGAAAATGCACAAAACGCAGACCCAAACGACCCTAGATTTGAAGCTAACCTAGAAGCAGCTGAAGCAGCATTAGACGCTGCAGAAGAGGCTGCGGCAAACCCACAAGCCGTTGTTAAACCTACTCCAAAGCCTAAAGAAAAGCCAAAAGTTAAAAAAGAAAGACCTGATAAGCCAACAAGGACAACAGACTTAGGTCCTAGAGATCCAAAGTCTAAAAAGATCATGGACACTTACAACGAAGGCGTGGAGGGTGTTGAAAGAACGGAGTACAAATCAAACAAACCCCTACCAGCTTCTTTAGAAAGAAAGCTAGTGCCATTATTTGAAGGATACATAAACACTATTGTTCAACAAAAGTTTAAGCAATTTGCAACAGAGGCTTTAGAATTTCAAGATGCTTTATCTATACTAAGAGCTGAGGTAATTAGCGCATTGCGTACTTATGATCCTTCTAAAAACAAAGATTTAGCTGGTTATGTAAAAAAGATAGTACAAACTAGGCAGTCTTTAATGTTTAAGGAAGCTAATACTGAATTTACATCTAATTTAGACGATGCTAAAGGAGTAGTTGATACTAAAGATACTCAGTCTATTGATCGCAGCGGCACAGTGGAAAGAGGCCAGCGTACTTTCGATGAGCTAGACATAGTAGATCAGGATTTAATAGATGACATTAAATCTGACTTAGAAAAAGAAATAAGGGTAAGAGTGCAAAAAGGCACATTGTCAGAAACAGTTAGCGTAAAAAAAGGTAGAGAAACCTACATTGTTTCGTGGCTTGAAAATTATGTTAATAAGCAGCTATTTAAGAAGTTACTGAAAAAGGTTGGTGCTATTACAGGCGTATACCCTAATGCGGTAATTCCTGGGGCATATATAGACTTTCTAAACGATCCAAAAACCTTTGACATAGTAACTAAAGCTTTACCAATTAAAAGCATTAAGAAGAGCTATGGCAAGTTATTCCCTATAGAAAAAGTTGGCAGGGAATTAACCGCAGAAGGTAATCCTGTTTTTAGAATCAAACCAATCGACAAGAAAACCTTCTTAACTTATTTTGTTAAAGGAAAAAAATCAGCGGTATTAGAAAGACAAAAGCAATTGTTTAGAGAAATACTTGAACCATTGACTAAGCAAATTGTTGCTGATTATGCAACGCCTGAAAATTTAGCTCAGCTTAATTCTATTAAAGACTTAGCTCCTGCGCAATCTTTAGACGTAGTAAATTCTATAGCTATTGAGGCTCAGTTAAACGAACTAGAGTCACAAATAGATAGATACAAAGGTGAAAAAGCAGGATTTGATATTATACAGTTTTCAAAAAGCTTAAGCAAAGATGATAAAGCTGCTGTTTCTAAAAAATTAGGGTATAAAAGTGACGGTGTTATAGCAATGGCTCAATTAGCCGCGCAAATTATATCTCAGACAATAAGCCCTACTAGAACAAAATATAATAAATCATTAAAAACTATAGAAGAAAAGCTTGGCCCAGAACTTTGGGAAAAAGTTTGGAAAAACACTCTTAAAGATTATACTGATATACTTGATTCTTTTAAAGCAAAGCAAGAATACACTAATGGGGTATTAGCTGAGCAAGTTGTTTGGGATGTTTTTTCTAAAACACCAGGTGTTAAAGTTGTTTCTAAAAGACCCGGTAATAAATCAGGTGATACAGGAGCAGATATTATTATTAAGCATAAACAAAAAGAGTATATATTTGAAATAAAATACAACAAGACATCTAGAATAACCAGCACAAACATAAAGAATTACAACGATATCTCTACGATGGAGACTACTCGTGATATAGGGGAGGAAAGTAATAAAATAGTTATGGATGCTATTAAAAATAGCAAACCATTGCAAGACTTTGTTAATAAAGTCGATAAATTTATGGCTAAAAACTATCCTGGCGAAAATTATATAACTGAGTCAGGCTATATAGAATTAACTCCTAAACAATATGAAGAGTTAAATCTAGGAGATAGTTTGTATAAAAAATCTGTAACCTACATAAACGGATTGAATGAAAAAATGATAGAGACTATATATAATGGTAAAGATACTAATTATATAGGGTTCCTAGATATTGGAACATTCCATGTAGGCGAAAACATAGCAGGGTTACCTATACCTAAATTCAAAGGCGATTTATTTACAAGAGCATGGTTAAAAAAAGGAGCGCCTAAGGCTAATGGCAAGATGACATTTATACTTAAAATGTATTCTCAATTGACTACAGAATCTTCCAACGCTTTAGTGGCAGAATCTACTATGTCCATAATAAGCTCAGAATCTATAAACAGCAATTTTAAGAAGGCTGGCTTTTCTAACTCAACACCTGAAAGTACAATTGAATTTAGTAAAACAGTAAACAAAGCTAAAGCGATGGTTAATCGTCCCAACGCACCTGTTAAAGGTATTAGCGTTTGGGACTTTGACGACACATTAGCTACAACCAAAAGCAATGTTTTATATACATTATCGGATGGTACAAAGGGAAAACTCAATGCAACCGAGTTTGCACTACAAGCTGATAACCTTGAAAAACAAGGCGCGGAATTTGATTTTAGCGAATTTAGCAAAGTAATGAAAGGAGCTAAAGGCCCTATGTTTGATAAAGCAATTGCCCGTAATAAAAAATTCGGAAATAGCAATGTATACATTTTAACTGCTCGGCCAGCGAATTCAAAATATGCTATACACGAGTTTTTAAAAGGTATTGGCTTAGATATTAAATTAGAAAACATATTTGGATTAGGTGATGGTACTGCTATTGCTAAAGCCAAGTGGGTCGTTGGAAAAGTTGCTGAAGGGTATAACGATTTTTACTTTGCAGATGACGCATATAAAAACGTTAAAGCCGTTCAAGAAGTATTAGAGCAAGCGGATGTTAAGTCTAAAGTTCACCAAGCTAAAGTGCAATTTTCTAAAAACTTAAATAAAGAGTTTAATAACATAATAGAAGATGTTACAGGTATTGAATCATTTAAAACTTTTTCAGAAGCTAAAGGAAAAGTAAGAGGGCAGGGGAAAGGTAAGTATAAATTCTTTATTCCACCATCCGCGGATGATTTTGCAGGTTTATTATATAAACTTACAGGCAAAGGTAAAGCAGGCGAGGCTCAGCAGGCTTGGTTTAAAGAAGCCTTATTCGATCCGTTTGCTAAAGCTATGCGTGAATTCGAAAGCTACAAGCAAAACGTCACAGGGATCGTTAAACAACTTAAGAAGGATATTAAAAACGTTCCTTCTGGATTGAAGAAAGTTAATGAGACTGGATTTACAAACGAAGTTGCCGTAAGAGTTTACTTATGGGCAAAAAATGGCTATGATATTAATGGTTTATCTGAAACGGATAAAAAAGAATTGATTGCCGTAGTGCAAGCTAATAAAGATCTTTTAGATTTTGCTAACCAAATGGATTCTGTTTTAGAAGGATACCCAGAGCCGCAAAACGAATGGCTGGCTGGTACAATTACCACGGATGCTATCAACATGATTAATACCACTAAGCGAGCTGAATTCTTAGAAGCTTGGCAAACTAATGCTGACGCTATATTTAGTAAAGAAAACTTTAATAAACTTAGAGCGGCATTTGGTGATAATTATGTAGAGGCAATGGAAGATATGCTTTATAGAATGAAGACCGGTAGAAACAGGCCTTCAGGCGCTAACAAGTTAACAAACAAGTTTATGAACTGGGTTAATGATTCAGTTGGTACAATAATGTTTTTTAACACTAGATCAGCATTATTACAAACGTTATCTATTGTTAACTTTATAAACTGGGGAGATAACAATCCTATGGCGGCGGCTAAAGCATTTGCTAATCAAAAACAATTCTGGAGTGACTTCGCAATGTTGTTTAACTCTGATTTCTTAAAGCAAAGAAGATCAGGATTAAAGAATGATGTAAATGCCGATGACATTGCTAACGCTGCGGAAACCGCTACAAATAAAACAAAAGCTGTTTTGTCTTCTTTACTTAAAATGGGTTTCTTACCTACTCAGATAGCTGATAGTTTTGCTATTGCAATGGGTGGAGCGAGT